ATATGTCATAAATAACCTCTTTGGTCAATTAGAATAATCTCTTTGTAATATGAACTCTAAATTCTGTATGGCTTTAAGTATATCCTCTTTGCCATTTTTATATCTGTGCCTTGATACATACTTAACAACGCAGGCTTCAGGAAATAAAAGATCGTTAGCTATGATGTATTCAATGGGTTGGATCTTAAAATGTTTATAGTGTGAGCCACCAACTTGTTTATGTAAATCTTTTTTCTTCATATTGTTTATTGGTCTAAGGCGTAGGAAAACAACTATTGGAAGTCAAGGGGATGACTAAAACCCACGCCTTAGATGATCAAGATATTTCTCGTTGATTAGTATCTTGATGGTCGAGTATTACCATAAGCAGCAGGTTTTGCATAAGGTTTTCTCTGTGCAAAAGATTGTTGCTTACTTCCACCTGATGATCCTGCCGAACCGCTATTATCTTGCGGTGTTAATACGACATTGATGCCACCAGTTGGTGTTCCATCTTCCGCAACATCATCAAATGCAGCTTGGTTATACCAAGTACCATTTATGTTTGCAGACACTCGCCAAGTTTTTCCTGGCGGTGACTTAGGATTGATGGGTGCGACAAAGCTAGGTCGATTATCGCCTGGCTGTTTGTCATTATTGGGTATTAATTTAATATAGATTTTTTCCATATTCTATATTTTCTCCTGTTGGTTTATATTATCCATTCTAGTTTGATAGACATCATCTAGATCCCTATAAACTGATGGATGATTTTTTAAAGCAGACTCAAATTGTTCCTTATATTTATGATAACGTAAGCTCTTTAGCCTAGTTATGTGAGGTGCTTTATTTATCTCACTAACGATTTGATCTACCGGTACGCTACTCTTTTGAGTAACGTCTTTAGCTTCCTTGGTAAGTGGTATGTTTAAAGATTCATATTCCTCTTTTGAGGTAATTGACGAATCTAAAATACCAAAGAAACTTAAAGCTCTTGATATTGCAAAGCTCTCTGCCATAGGCAAAGCACCTTGTATGTAAGTTCCATTTTTCTTTTTGAATTGCTTATAATGACCTGTTGCTAATGTTCTTTCAGGGTCATAAGAAATGATCTTACATTTTGCAATGTAATATTCTTCGTGTTCAAAGATGGATGTATCAAAACCATAATCACTACCCATTACTTGTCTAAAATATTTTATCTTAGACCATAGTGAAACTGTCTTTAATCCATTTCGATCAACATAAACTCCATCTCTACGACAGAGTTCGTTTATTCTTTTTATTTTTTCAATCATAGTTGTTTGCTCCTTTTTTAGTGGTGGTTGTCATTCCCTGTTAATGAACTTAAAGAGAGAGCATCTGCAAGAAATGACTTTAGCTGACCACCGCAGCTCAGAAAGTTGATGCTCCCATTCCGTAATTTTATTATCCCCATAATTGTTTTGTAATTTCAATTTGTTCAGGTGTTAAATCTTTATAGTAGTAAGGGTGATTGTAATCAGGTTCTTCCACATACTGTGCCATTACCTTTGGATCACCATCAGATAAAAGTAATAACCTTTGTATCATTAATGCTTTCTTGACTAGCTTATCATAAACATAATCTAAATAATCAAAGGTTAGTTTCTCATTGGTGTAATCAAAGATCTTATATTCCTTATCGTTAACATAAAATAGATAAGGCTTTTTCTTTGTTGCCTTCCAATAAAAAGCTACTTGTGCAACGTGATTTTCATCAGGTTGTTCAGGTAATTTTTGAGTGTATAAACTAAATCCATTCTTACCTGCTCTAACGTAAGGCGGTTTCGATTTCATTTCTGCAAATAAGTTATCTGACTCGTAATCTATTCTGCCTAGAATATCCATCAACAAACCATCAGGAGAAGTGTAAACGTATCTTTCGCATTGTAATTTTTGTTGACCAAAAATTTCTTTGACTGCTTTTAATATTTGTTCAATGCAAGGCTTGGCAAGTTCAGTCATATTTTCTCTTGACCATTTATCTTTGTCATCTCTAATCTCTTGTTGATTGATTTGCTCTAGTTCCTCTGCAAAGATTTCATCCTTTGATCTTTGTGTTAGTTCTAATCTCTTATCACCAACGAATAAATATTTTGCAACTAATTTTTGTGCTGTGTTGTTTGTTAAATTTCCAAAGTGCATTTTATAACTTGCGATGGATTGTCTTCTCATTGCCTGAGTGCAACAAAAATAATTAATCATCCACTTAGGAGTTGGAATTAAAAGTTGTGATGGAGAGAAATGATCTGAACCCTCACCACCAGATAAGGTTTTCATAACCTTTAAAAGTTTATTTTTTTGAGTTGTCATAATGTTGTTTTAAGTTCTTCTAACAAAGTTTATCCACTTTGTCTATAGTTATTTTTCATTTGATTGTTCATAACTTATTTGGTAATAATCGGCAAACAAAACAATAACAATAGGACAACAATGAAACTAGAAAAATGGATCAAGGATAATAAATATTCCTATGCCAAAGCTGCAGATCATTTTAAAATACAAAACATAAATCCTGCAACGAATGTAAACCGCTATGCAAAGGGTGAACGAATACCTCATCCAGTCATAATGAAAAAGATTTATGATGCTACTAATCAACAGGTCACACCGCAGGATTTCTATGAGCAATACTGGGAAAAGAACAACATTTAATCATAAGCTAGTTAAGATTACTTGGTGGGATATTAAATCATCTGAGAAATCTTGGATAGCTGAAGATGAAATAATGAAAGAGGACATAGCCATTTGTTATGATGTTGGTTGGATATGGAAAGAAACAAAGGATAAGCTATGGTTGTTTACTTCATATTCATTTGATGATGTAGAAATGGATGTAGGCGGAGTGACTACCTTTCCTATGGGTGTAATAAAAAAGATAGAGGTCATAGAATGACAGACGTAGATATGTTTGCTGACCATAAAGGTAAGATTAAGAAACTAAAAAAACAAATTGAAACTCTTAAGAAAGAAATTGATACATTAAAACAGATCATAGAATTTCAGGAGCTACAATTAGAACAGAAAGAGGATAGAGATGAGTAAGTTAAAACTATTAGATCTATTTAGTGGTATAGGTGGGTTTAGTTTAGGGTTAGAAAGTACCGGTGGATTTGAGACCATTGCTTTCGTAGAGAAGGATAAGTTTTGTCAAAAAGTATTAGCTAAAAATTTTAATAACATAACAATCGAAGGAGAAATAAGAAATGTCAAAGGAGAAAAATACAAAGCAGACATCATCACAGCTGGTTTCCCCTGCCAACCATTTAGTGTCGCAGGAAAAAGAAAAGGAAAGGATGACGACAGATACCTGTGGGACGAAACCATTAGAGTTATTAGAGAATGCAAACCTAAGTGGTTCGTTGGCGAAAATGTGGAAGGCATTGTTAACATCGCCAATGGTACAGTCTTGCAGCAGATACAACAAGACCTGGAAAAAGAGGGTTTCGAAGTCCAATGTGGTATTATTCCAGCTTCAGGCATCGGTGCGTGGCATCAAAGAAAAAGAGTTTGGATCATCGGATATAACTTATCCAACTCCAACAACAATGGACCACATAGACCGGAAGGGAATGAGACCAAGCAGAGCAGCAACGAACAGGAAAAGCGGTTATCTTTCGGAAATGATAAAGATGTACCCAACCCCAACAACAAGGGATTACAAGGACTCAACAATAAGCAACAGCCATCAAAACAGGAACAGCGACAGTTTACCAATCAAGATAATGAAAATGTACGGAACACCGAAAGCTCAAGACTCAAGAGCAGCTCTGACAGACAGGGGGAAGGGAAATTTTGGGGAACAAGTACACCAAGAATACAATGCCAAACAAGCTGGTGGGAGGCTCAATCCAAACTTTGTGGAATTCCTTATGGCTTATCCGCAAGACTGGACAAAGATAGAACCAACAGAATAAAGGCTTTAGGAAATTCAATAGTACCATTGATAGCTTATGAAATAGGAAAGGCAATAATTAGTGCGGAAGATCAATCAGATTAAATATAGAAATAAGAAAATTAAAGTTGTTTGGCAGCATTGTGTGGATTGCTATGCCAAGTATGAACCATCTAAGAAATTACTAACCATACATCCTGAACAATCAAATCTTAATCTTGCTAAGACCTTAATTCATGAATTGTTCCACATTATTTGTGATTTCAATAACATTGATATTAATAAGATTGGGGAGGAAAGAACCGCTAAATTGACGGAGCAGTATATAGTAATATTTAAAAATAATCCACATCTAAAAAGATTAATAAATGAGTTATATTAATGGCAGGATATACTTGGGCTAGGGAAATGGGAGACAAAGTAAAAGAATGTAATTTTTGCGTTATGCCTGGACTTATCGAATGTAATGATAAGAGATACTGTCCAGATTGTTATTCATTAAAGATTTGGAAAAAGAAAATTGAAAACGTAGGTAAATATTTAGATAAAAAAGAATTGGAGGAAGATGAACAAGATAAAATTAGAACCTTTTGAAGTACAATTAGCTTGTGATGTAGCTACAAGGCGATTTATTGAAAACCTTAAAATGGGTAAATCCTTTTCTTATGGCTATGAAGGATCTACTGAGAAAACAATTGCACTAGGTATAATGGGTTGTTGTGCTGAAGTTGCCTTTGCTAAGTCTAAGGATAAATATTTTAATGGTTCTTATTCAGATCAATATTCAAGATACACAGACTCAGATATGCAGGACCATATAGAAATAAGATCCCAAAAAAGAAAGGATTATAACTTTCTATTGATAAGACCAGGAGAGAAAAAAGCTAAATATGTTTTGGTTATTGATGAGGGAAATTTTGAATACTCAATAATGGGTTGGTTTCCTTTTTTAAATGATATGCCTGAACGATTAACAAACTTTGGTCATCATAATAGACCACCTGCTTACAAGGTAGATATTAAAGAGCTTTATGATATTAAAGACTTATAAAGGAGATAAAATGATAGAAAAAACAAGAGAAAAAAAATTAGTAATTATTAGTTTAGGAGCTGGAGTACAAAGCTCAACAATGGCACTTATGGCAGCTAAAGGAGAATTGCCTAAACCTGATTGTGCTATCTTCGCAGACACAGGTTATGAACCAAAATCAATTTATTTATATTTAGACTATTTAACTTCTATTTTACCATATCCTGTTCATATTGTTCGTAAGGGAAACATTAAAGACGATATGTTAAACTCAATTACTAACGGAACTAGATTTCCTACTGCTCCTTTTTTTACTAAAAGTGCAGAAACAGGAAAAAAGGGTATGTTGAGAAGGCAATGTACCAATGATTATAAGATTCAACCAATTAGAAAAAAGATTAGAGAATTATGTGGTGTAGAAAAAGGTAAACATTTTCCTAAAGATAAATATGTTGAGCAATGGATAGGTATTTCTATGGATGAGATAATGAGAATGAAACCTGCAAGAGATAAATATATTCTTAATAGACATCCTTTAATAGAAATGAAAATGTCAAGAAAAGATTGTATAAATTGGTTAAAAAAAAATAATTATATCTTACCTGAAAAATCTGCTTGTATTGTTTGTCCATATCATAATGATGCGTATTGGCATTTTATGAAAACTGAAAGGGTTGCAGAATTTGCTGATGCAGTAGAATTTGATAAAAAAATTAGAAATATAACTAGAAAAGAGGATGAGGAAATATTTACTCACCGATCATGCATACCTTTAGACCAAGTAGAATTTAAAAAAGATGACAAATCTAAACAAATAGATATGTTTAATAATGAATGTGAGGGAATGTGCGGAGTTTAATTGAAAGCATTATTGATGTTGGAAGTGGATTATTATTGGCTACCCTTATTCAGTTGTTAATCTTTCCTTTGTTTGATTTACATCCAACAGTTAGTGATAGTTTTCAAATAGCATTAATATTTACTTGTATATCAATATTTAGATCTTGGTTTTGGAGAATATTATTTAAAAAAATTTAAATTATAAATATGATTATTAAAATTAAATCTATTATTTAAGTAATTTTATTCCTTTCTTGATAATAAACCACCTGCTTATAAGGTAGATATTAAAGAGCTTTATGATATTAATGATTTATGAAAGATAAAATAAATTTTAAATTATTTAAACCTTTTGGCTCAACCATTGCAAAGGCAGAGCTGCCGATTGAATTATTAAAGGATTTTAACCAAGACTTGAAAACCATTAGAGCAAGTGAGGAACTATCTAAGGAGCATAATTTTAGACATAAATTAGCCGGTCAGATACATCAAGAATTCTTAATTAGTCATGAGCCTATGAGCAAATGGAAAACTAATTTTTTTGATCCCATCATTAAAGCCTATGCAGAAAGCCATCTAAAAAAACATCAAGTTGAAAAAATAGTAATAACTGCGGCTTGGTACGTTGTGCAAAAACCAGGCGATTATAATCCTAATCATACGCACACAAATTTTTCAGATTATCAAATGAACCCTGATATTAGTTGCGTTGGTTATCTTAGAATACCTGAAAATATGAAAAGTTTTAAAAATGCTAAGGAACATTTTGACACTTCTGGACACATAGAATTTATTGAAGGATCTGAAAGTATGTTTAATGACAGTAATTATTTAATTAAACCTGAGCTTAGAACCTGGTATTTATTCCCATCTAATCTTAGGCATTGCGTATATCCATTCTTTACTGAAAATGAAAATGATGAAAGAATTTCATTCAGCTTTAACGCTAAAATAATATTTAAATAAAAAATAAAACGATAATTAATAAATCAATCATTTAAGTAGTTTTATTCCTTTCTTGCCAAGCCTTTTATTTTTATAGCTTCGATAAATGATACCCTTTACTATAAGAATGTTAAGGCAGGTTTGTTTTTCTAGCTCCTTAATATCAATGCTTTTCATTGAAGTATTTCCAAAGGTGCTTTTGCAGTCTTTCATCTAGTTCCTTTTGTCTTTTATGTTTTATGTATTCCCAAATGGCAAACACTAAGCCTACCAATAGGATTAATAGTAATTGCTTATCCATTTAATCCCCTTTCCTTAAAACTATCCAGGCGATCAATGCTACCGGTATGAACCTTACAATCGTATCAAGTATAATCATAGTCATTTTATTTTTCTTTCTTTTTATATTTATTTATAAAAATATCCATCAACCGTTAATTGTTTAACAAAACTATTTAATTTTTTTTTATTTTTAAAAATAGCTATGTCATAAAATATACTTTTATCTTTATGTAATTTAATGCCATCATGAAATTTAACTACATATTTTGCTTTCCCTATATTACTTAAAGTGTAATAATGTTTATTTGTTTTCATTTTATTTTCCTTTCTTTTATTTCTGATCTCATCAGTTAGGGACTAACCCTAAGAACCCCTAATAAAAGGGGTTTTCGATCTAAGCATTTAATATTTT